AAGAGTATTTGAAGGTAATTCTGATATGACTCCTGGATTTACAATGTCTTTAAGAACAAGACCCTTAGTTGTAAATAAATTTAGAGAATATGTTGGTGATCGTTCTGTAACAATTCGTTCAAAACGTCTGTTAGAAGAAATGAAAGTGTTTGTTTGGAAAAATGGTAGACCTGAAGCTCAAACTGGTTATAATGATGACTTAGTAATGAGTTTTGGTATAGGAATGTTCTTAAGAGACACATCTTTAAAATTTCAACAACAATCTCATGACATGACTCGAGCTACGCTTGGTAATATGAGTAAGAGTACGTATGTTGGTGCTTACAATACAAATGCTCCTAAAAATCCATATATTATTAAAACAGATGATGGATTTGAGGACATTAAATGGTTGTTGTAATATTTATATATAAACGAATTAAATAATAATGGCAGATACTAGCTTATTCACCCGATTACAACGACTGTTTTCAACAGACGTTATTGTAAGAAACGTAGGTGGAAACGAATTAAAAGTAATGGATGTAGATTCTATCCAACAATCAGGAGATGTAGCTACAAATTCATTAATGGATAGATATAATCGTCTTTATTCTCCATCATCAACTTCACTTTTAGGTTCCCAAATTAATATCAACTGGCAATACCTAAGAACCATGGTCTACTCAGACTATGATAATATGGATTATGATGCTATTATCGCTTCAGCTCTTGATATTATTTCAGATGAATGTACCTTAAAAAATGATATGGGAGAAGTACTTCAAATTAAATCAAATAATGAAGATGTACAACAAATTCTTTATAATTTATTTTACGATGTATTAAACATTGAATTTAATCTTTGGTCTTGGATTCGCCAAATGTGTAAATATGGTGACTTTTTCCTTAAAATGGAAATTGCTGAAAAATATGGTGTTTATAATGTTATTCCTTATACAGCATATCACATTGAAAGACAAGAAAACTATGATAAAGAACACCCAAATGCTGTAAGATTTAGATATTCACCTGAAGGTATTTATGCTGGTGGATCTGGTTATTATGGTACTCCTACTTTAGGTTCTTTTAATGATAACCAACCAGGAATTTATTTTGATAATTACGAAATGGCCCATTTCAGATTATTAACTGATGTTAACTATCTTCCTTATGGTCGTTCATATCTAGAACCCGCTCGTCGTATTTTTAAACAATATTCATTAATGGAAGATGCGATGTTAATTCATAGAATTTCTCGCAGCCCAGACCGTCGTATTTTTTATATTAATGTTGGTTCTATTCCACCAAATGAAGTAGAGAATTTCATGCAGAAAACAATTTCTACAATGAAACGTACTCCATTAATGGATAGTAAAACAGGTGAATATAACCTTAAATATAATATGCAAAACTTATTGGAAGATTTTTACATTCCAATTCGTGGAAATGATACATCAACAAAAATTGAAACTACACCTGGTTTACAATATGATGGTATTCAAGATGTTACTTATTTACGTGATAAATTATTTGCAGCCCTTAAAGTTCCAAAAGCATTTATGGGTTATGAAAAAGATTTAACAGGTAAAGCAACACTAGCCGCTGAAGATATACGTTTTGCTCGCACTATTGACCGTATACAACGCATTGTCTTATCAGAATTATATAAAATCGCATTGGTACATTTATATTCGCAAGGATACACCGGTGAAGAATTAACTAATTTTGAATTAGATTTAACAGGTCCTTCAATCATTTATGAGCAAGAAAAAATTGCTTTGATGACTCAAAAGGTAGATTTAGCCCAAAAGATTATGGAGACTAAATTATTACCTACTGATTGGATTTATGATTACATCTTTAACTTTAGCCAAGACCAGTATGATGAATATAGAGATTTATTAGCTGAAGATCAAAAACGTTCTTTCCGTTATAATCAAATTATGGAAGAAGGAAATGATCCTAAAGTAACAGGTCGTTCATATGGTACACCACATGATTTAGCTTCATTATATGGTAAAGGAAGAATGTATTCTGAACCTGAAAATGTACCTGTAGGATATGGAGATGATTTAAAAATGGGTCGTCCTGAAGAAAAATCAACTACACGTAATACTCAAGATGATAATTTTGGTAAAGATAGATTAGGTGCTAAAGGAATGAAAAAAGATGATAACGAATCTGATTCAATTCGTCCTCAATATAAAGGTGATTCACCAATGGCCTTAGAAGCTAAACAAGTTTATCTTAAAAATAAAACACTAATTGAAAGTATCACTAAGAAAATTTCACTTACTGAAGATAAACCGAAAGATTCATTATTAGATGAAAGTCAAATAAGAGAATAAAAATCTTTATATATTTATAATAAAACCTATAGGGATGAATATAAAACATTCTAAGTACAAGAATACTGGAATTCTATTTGAACTCTTAGTAAGACAGATTACTTCAGATACTCTGTCCGGGAAAGATTCAAAAGCTACCAATATTCTAAAAAAATATTTTGTAAAAACGGAATTGGGAAGAGAGTATAAATTATACGAAACTTTATCTAAACACAAAAATCTTACAGAAGGCAAAGCAGAAGTTGTAATTAATTCAGTTATTGAATCGTCTAAAAACCTAAATAGAGGTACATTAAAAAGACAAAAATATAATTTAATTAAAGAAATTTCAGATAGTTATAATTTAGAAGAATTCTTTAGAACAAAACTTCCAAATTATAAAACACACGCTGCTTTATATACACTATTAGAAATATACAATAGTGAAAATTTATCAAACCCCGATCAAATTATTTCAAATAAAATTGCTATTTTAGAAAGTTTAACAACTAAACAAGTTAATAAACAAAAAGTAGAAAATGATTTAATGACGGAATTTCAATCATATGATAAAGATTTACGTATATTAACATATAAAGTATTATTAGAAAAATTTAATGGAAAATATGCTTCATTGAATGATAATCAAAAATCCGTTTTAAAAGAATTTATTAATTCTGTTGATTCAACTCCAAAACTAAGAGAATTTTATAATTCTAAGATTCAACAAATTAAAGAAGAATTAAATAAAATTACTCCTCAAATCAAAAATAAAGCAATCCAAATTAAATTAACCGAAGTTAATAATATGCTATTGCCTTTAAGTAAAACATCTAATGTTGGTGATGAGGAATTAGTTAATTTGTTACAATATTTTGCATTATTAGAAGAACTTATTGAATCAAATGGGTAAATTTAAATACAAATTAAAGGAATTAGAAATTGGTGATGTAGATTACAACAAAGGTACAAAATCTACAGTTACCGATATTGATCCGGAAACAGGACGTATTACTTGGGATATCCAAGAGGTTCCTGACTTTGAAAGTGTATTTAGAAATTTAAAAAAAGCTAAAGAATTTATGGATAAATTGTCTAAAACTAAAGATGTTAGACAAGATTCAGTAATGCAAAAAATCCAACAACAATTAACAACAACTTTTAATGAACTTCGTACCCATGTACGAAAAAATTATCCTGAAGACTATGCAAGGATTAAAATGGTAGCAGAAACTAATACCATTTCTTCTAATTCAGGATTTATATCAGGAGGTGAAGGTGAAAATCATACAGGTCCATCTCCAAGAAAATCAACTTATGGAGCTTATACACAAGCTGGATACAAAAAAGTAAGTGAAGGTCCTGGAGCAACATTTGGTCCTGGTCCATCTGCTGGTCCTGAAGGTGTAAAAGACAATGTTTATGTTAAAGATTTTAAGTATAAATTAGTTAACCAAAAAGCTTTAAATAAAAAAGCAAAAGGTATTGAAGTAAAACAACTTTGGGAAGCTACAGATACTGAAGATTTTCTTAATGGAATGAATATTGTAGATCCTGATAGAAGAAAATTTATATCAAGTCGATTAGAAGGATTTGATACTGTAGAAGAAAAATTAAATGCTTTAATCCCCTTACTTCAATCAGCAAAACATGAAACCATGGATTACTATAGAGCTAATCCGAAATCATTCGCTGTAGTATATGGAACTGATTTAGCAAATGATTATTTAAACGATTTAATAGACTTATTTAAAAAACAATAAAATGGCAAACATACCCGTAAATTTTGGTGGAGTACTTTTAACAGCCGGAAATTCAGTTACTGGATCTTTTGCTGGAATAATTTCTTTAGGAACTGGCTCAGCAACCGCTCCTACTGGATCAATAATCTCAGCATTTAAATATGGAAATGGATTATTAGCAAATCAAGCAATTCAAGAAGCTACAGGTGTTTCTTTTACTATCCCTGCAGGAGCTACTATTCCTTTATTTATTACTTCTTGTAGTTTAGCAGCAGGGAGTGCTCCAGTAATTTTATACACATAATATTTATAATAAAATGAAAACTCTACAACAAGAATATCAACTTATAAAAGAAGGAAAAGGTAATAAAGACCATTTCCTTAAAATGGCTAGAAATATGTTCCCTGAGTATATTGCTCATGGAAATGATTTTAATGCTGCTGTTTCTATTTTAAAAAGCAAAAGTCTTTTAAGTGAAGCTGTTGGAGGTGTTATTACACAATCAACTTCTCAACCCAACTGGTTTAAAATTTTTAATGAAAAAATAGAAGAAGCAGTAGGTGTTAAAGATACAAAAGAATATGGTGATCAAAATACTTTTGAAAAACCAGCTCCTGAAGTAGCAAAAGATTTAGCTAATCAGTTTGATAATAACGATCCTAAAAATATTGATAATCTTTATGGTCAATCATTTTTATTAGGTTATTTAACTGAAATGGGTGATCCTAAAAATGCTAAAAAAACAGTTGATGAATTAAAATCTATTGTTGCTAAAAACATGGCTAAAGATATTAATTATTATCATACAAATGCTTCATTTGGTATTAAGGGCATTGGTTATACCAAAGATTCTGTTGGTATGGGTGAACCTAAAGCTCCAAAAGGAAAATATAAATCAAGTGGCTACGGCGATTTAGATAAAAAATAAATTATGCAACAAGTATTAATTGAAACAATCCCGTTTTCAGTTGCCCCTATACAACTAACTGAAGGTTTAAAAGCACCTTCTGGTAATCCTTTAGTTGAAGGAATACTTGCAACAGCTGAAATTAAAAACGGGAACGGAAGATATTACCCAAAAGAATTGTGGGAAAGAGAAATTGAAAAATATAAAGATGTTGTTAGAGAAAACAGAGCAACAGGTGAATTAGACCACCCAGATTCTTCAATTATTAATCTTAAAAATGTATCCCATATCATTAGAGATATTTGGTGGGATGGTGATAAAGTATTAGGCAAATTAGAAATCCTCCCTACAGTATCAGGTAATATCTTAAAAGCACTTATTGAAAATAATGTAACAGTGGGTGTATCATCTCGTGGAATGGGTTCATTAAAACAAATCGGTGAAACATTAGAAGTACAAGATGATTTTGAATTATTATGTTGGGATTTTGTTTCCACTCCTTCAAATCCAGGTTCATACATGCATTTAGTAAAAGAAGGAAAAGAACATTTACCCGAAAATAAATTTGCAAAAGTAAATTCAATCCTTACAGAAATATTGTGTGCCAATGGTACATGTCCAATATTCTAAAGACGCCTGCTACCTTAGGCAATAAATGTACCCGTAAGCATACCATAAGAACTGCTTGCGGGTCTTTTTTTTTACGGCAAAGGCGACTTTAAAGACTCCCCATATATGTATATTCGTAATATGCGATTTTCTTATATCGCATCACGTTAATAAATCTTATTACGCTTCGAGTAATCTATAATAAGCGTATTTCCAACATTTAATTTGAGGACAAAAAGTATGAACAGAGATCTGCTAAAAGAAGCAATCGCTGATGCAAAAGCTGTTAAAGAAACTGCTATTGCAAATGCAAAAGCTGCTTTGGAAGAAGCATTTAATCCAATGATCCGTGAAAAACTAGCTGCTAAAATAGCTGAGATGGATGAGATGGATGAGATGGATGAAATCGAAGAAGCTAAAAAAGACGAGAAGGAAATGAAGGAAAATTTCGACATGGACGAAACTAAAGAAATGGATGAAGCTTACAACGTAGATGAAGCTGATGAAATGGAAGAAGGTAAAGAACTTGACGAAATGGACCTTGATGAACTTCTAAGAGAACTCGATGACATGGAAGAAGGAAAAAAAGAAGACGTAATGGAAGGTGAAGATGACCTAATCAACGATCCCAAAGGTCCCACAGCACATGGTAATGTAGCTGAAGAGGAAGAAGTAGAAATGGGTGAAGAAGATGAGGAAATTGATCTTGAAAATATGTCTGAAGATGACCTGAAATCATTTATCGAAAAAGTAATCGCCGATATGGTATCAGCTGGGGAACTAGAAGGTAACATTGAAGGTGGAGAAGAAGAAGGTGAAGAAGTTGAAATCGAAGACGAAGAAGAAACCGATTTGATGGAACGTAAAAAGTACGGTGGTAACAAAGGAGACGTACCTGCTGCTAAACGTGGTGACAAAAAAGACACTGCTGAAGAAGAAGGCGTTGAAGACTACAAGAAAAAGAAAGTAGCTGAGATATATGATATCGGAGCTATAAATCTTTCAGATGCAGAAGCTATTTTAGCTGCTATTGCAGGTGTAGTTGGAGTTCCTTTAGCTTCAATCGTAGCCGCTTATGCTGAAGACAAAATCAAAGGCGTTAAAGACCTTATTAAAGGTAAAAAAGCAGCTATGGAAGAAGGAGACGACATGTACGAAGGTGAAGTTGATGAAATGAAAAAAGAAGTTGAAGAGTTAAAAAAAGAACTTAACGAAATCAACCTTTTAAATTCAAAACTTCTTTACGTAAATAAAATCTTTAAAGCTAAGAATTTAACTGAAAACCAAAAAACAAAAGTATTGGAAGCTTTTGATAAAGCAACCACAGTAAAAGAAGTAAAATTAGTATTTGAAACCTTATCATCTGAAGTTAAAGAGAAAAAATCTTCTGTAACTGAATCAATGATCGGTGGTGCTTCTAAAGCTGCAGGTATTGCTCCAAACAAAACTCCAATTCTAGAAGTTAACGATCAATTTGCTAGATGGCAAACGTTAGCCGGTATTAAAAAATAATTTTAACCTAAATTTAAAAACAAAAACAAAAACAATGTCACAAGTACAACAATTACTCGAAAGCGCAGCTGGCTCATGGAAGTCACTTCAAAGCGATGCTGCTAGATTGGCTGGAAAGTGGACCAAAACTGGTCTTCTTGAAGGCCTTGGTGAATTTGACAAGAACAACATGTCTATCTTGTTAGAAAACCAAGCTAAACAATTAGTAACTGAAAACAATACTATCTCTTCTAACTCATCATTCGTTTCTAACGGTCAAGGTGAGAACTGGGCTGGTATTGCTCTTCCTTTAGTACGTAAAGTATTCGGTACAATCGTAGCTAAAGAATTCGTTTCAGTTCAACCTATGAACATGCCTTCAGGTCTAGTGTTCTTCTTAGATTTCCAATACGGAAACAATAAGACTCCGTTCACTGCTGGTTCATCTTTATATGGTAACAGAAACACAGCTTCTCAATTCCCATTCTCTACCCCAGATGCTGTAGGTGGTTTATATGGTGGTCCAGAAGGTCGTTTCACTTACGCAACTAACCAATTCTCAGCTTCTCAGTTTGTTACTGGTTCAGCTAACGGTGGTGCTTTACCAACTGTAAATGCTGGTACTGGTTCAGTTATCGACGCTACTTGGGCTCAAGTAAATTTCGATTCTGACTATTCAGCTTCAGCAGCTGCTGGTGAATTAATCGCATTAACTTTTGTTACTGCTTCAACATTCTTCCCAGCATTTGATCAAGATGCTGTTCGTGGTTTCGTTCCTTCAGGTTCAGGTATTTTCAATCCTGCTAACTTGTTGTCAGCGTTTACAACTTACAACTACACTAACAATACCATTACTTTCATTTATACTGGTTCTGCTTCTTATTCTGCACTTGCAGGTCCTGCAGTAACTTTATTCTATGAAAAAGCTGGTAACCAAGATGGTATCCCTACTTTCTCAGGTGGTAACAACTTCAGTGGTTCAGGTCGTGGTGATTTCGAAGCTTCAGGTTCTTTCTCAGTACCTAACGCCGCTTCAAACGTTCAAATCGACATCCCAGAAATCAACGTTAGAATGCAATCTCAAGCCATCACTGCTAAAACCAAGAAATTGAAGGCAGTATGGACACCTGAATTTGCTCAAGATTTAGCTGCTTACCAAAACATCGATGCTGAAGCTGAATTGACAAACATCATGTCTGAGTACATTTCAATGGAAATTGACCTTGAAATCTTAGATATGTTGATTGAAGATGCTGCTGCTGCAACTGAGTACTGGTCAGCTATTAACAACACAGTGTACAACCCAGCTTCAAACGCGTTTGCTGCTGCTGCAACTACACAAGCATTCTACAACACACAAGGTCAGTGGTTCCAAACTTTAGGTACTAAAATCCAAAAAGTATCTAACAAGATCCACCAGTTGACTTTACGTGGAGGTGCTAACTTCTTAGTAACTTCTCCAACAATCGCTACTATCCTTGAGTCAATCCCAGGATTCGCTTCTACAAACAACGGTGAAGCTGATCAAATGGAATACGCTTTCGGTGTACAAAAAGTTGGTTCAGTTAACGGTCGTTACAAAGTTTACAAAAACCCTTACATGACTGAAAACTTAATCCTTATGGGTTA